CAAAATTTCGGGGTCGCAATTTAAGTTAATTGCAGTGCTTGACTTAAGCTTACTTTCTGATATAAATAGTACATATGCCATAATTAGTTATAATATCCGTTATTTTTCATTTTTCTAGGTGGTGTTGCTACCAACTTATCGTTCTTCTTAGCAGTAAATCCTTCTGACTTAGCTTTAGTGTAGCCAATCATATCAGCGTCTTCTATTTTAGTTGTTCTACTTTCTCCTATAACTGTCTTGTAAATTCTTCTACTCCAAAAATGGAAACATTGAGGTCCTCCTTTGAATTTCCAAATTGAGTATGTTGCTGCTCCTCCTTTACCAAAACCGGGATTAACTGCTTTTTCTCCCATATTAATTATGTCCTCCTTTCTATAAAGCTTTTTTGCCGCTTCCATTTTTCTGCAAAAATCTCTTTTACTTCCTGATTTGTTAGTTAAGAAATTGTCATTAGCGTAAACATATCTTACTCTGAAATAATCACCGCTCTTTTTAGATAGTCCGTCTTGCTCTGATTTACGACTTGGAATTGCTCTACCTGTTGAAGCTAGTTCTAACTTCTCAGTCATTAACTCATTCAAAACTTCTTCATAGTTAAAGTCTTGATGTTCTCCATCTACTACTTCTTCTTCTATCAATTCCCATTCTTCAGGAATATCCTCTCCAAATTCTTCAATAAATTTATCAAGTTCTGTCTTTTCACTTGCAAAGTCATCTCTTACTTCTACATCAGCTAAAGGCTTTAAACCAACTTCTTCTCTTATTTCATCTTCCGTCATAACTCCTTTTAAGTCTTCTGAAGTAAATTCTACTGTAATAGGTTTTAATTGAACAAACTTAACAGGTAAGTCCATATTGTTTACTGAGAATATAGTCTGTAAAGTATTTAAGATATGTAATTGAAACGGCTTTACAACTGTATTAAGATAAAAGTTTCCTGCTGCGTTAAGTTCATCTACATTAGAACCCAATCCTGTATCAGACTTAATACCCATAAGCATAGGACTTGTTACTCTGTGTCCTGTTAAGATGTTTTGAACTAATAGCTCTTGTAGTGCTAGGTATTGCTTATCGGCATCAGAAACGCTTATAGGAGTTATTTCAGGTGTTCTAGTCTTATCGTCTGAGAATGTTAAAATAAACTTCCCTGAGTTAGAAGCTCCTGTAAATTTCTCAACTAAACTTTGTTCTATCTGTCTTCTTTCCTCTTGCGTAGGAATACCATTAGCAAAAGAAACAAAATAGCTCCCACTAAATCCATTTTCTATATTGTTTAAATGAAACTCTGCAACCTTTTGGTCTACTAACGCCCAATTGTTAGCTGCTAGATAATCAGGTGTATGATAGCAATCCATATTAGGACTGTAAGCACCTGTATAAAGTAACTGACTCCCTGAAGTTCTATCGTTCACATTAAAAGCAGGTATAGGATAAGGTTTATTTGACCTAGTGTTTGACCAATCAGCACTTATATAATAACAGTCTATCTTACCCATTGCGTTTGGTCTTCCTGCTCTTACACGCTCTACAGGTACGTGATACAGCTCTGCTATTTCTGTTCTTTCTCTATTCCATACAATATGTAAAGCGTAAGCACCTTGAAGTTTAAAATCAAATGCTACCTTTTTAATTACTTGGTGTAAACTTTCATTTGAATTAGCGTGTCTTAGAAACTTCTTTAGTTTAACATAAGACTCTAAATTAGTATCGTTTTCTTCAGCTATTAAGTCTTCACCTGCTATCATTTCAGCAGTAGCGTTAATAATTGCAGCGTGTGTTGAACTGTTGTAGTAAAGGTCAATTAAGAACTGAGGATAGAGGTTTTTCCAATCCTCTGTGCCGTACTCTATGTAATCACGACCTCTAACTTCCTGTACTATTGGTGCAGTTGAAGTTTCTAAATTAATGCTTAATATTGTATCTTTCATATTTAATCCTCTTTAGTCCATTCCGCAGACTTCATAACAACTAAAATCTCTTGATGGTTATATTGTTGTAAACCTACTAAAAAATTAGGAGTTTCACCTATAAATTTTAATACTGTTTTTGTTCCGTTTAAAGATAATCTTAATGTATCTTGACTAGTTTCTTCTACTTGAGAAAAATCAATAGTTGCTACATTTGCCATATCATAAATTACATATATCATATTCTTATCTTTTAAGGTACTTCTGTTGTAATATCTCCACTAGCCATATTTGTCATAGTTCCATCATTACTATTTGAGCTATAATCTTCTATTGTAGGGTAGACTGAAGTCCCTGCTGTATCTCCATTTCTCCAATATCCTTCCAATCCTGCGTGTGATGTTAAGTCTGTTGGTGTTCCACTATTGTAAATGTCTGTTATTTGAGATGATGATAATTCAATGTCAAATAAAGCAACTTCATCTATATCTCCATTCAAATAAAATGAGTTCTGTTCAGAAGAAGCAACTCTTAATTCAGCAGTTGTATTTTCCATTGCTGTATATGAACCTGAATTATTAGTGGTTTGTGCCACTAAAGAAGCATTTACATAAATCTTCAGCCCTGTCTTATTGCTACTACCATCATAAGTAAAAACATAATGATTCCAACTTCCTGTAGTAAGTAAAGCATCTACTTGTGTTTGGATATGACCTCCTGTACTGTCATCATACAATCTAATTCTTAATTTTTGATTAGAACCTGAAAGGAACTGATATTCTTTATCACTAGAAGTTCCTTTTACAAAAAATGCTTGTGTTGCTGTAGCATTTAATTTAACCCACATTGATACACTAAAAGGGCTGTCTGTTGACCCATCCCCAAATGAGAAGTCATTACTATCTCCCAAGTTTAAATAATCATCAACACCATCAAAGTTTAATGAATATACATTCTCAAATCCACCACTAGGTGCATTAGAACCGCCTAGCATTTGTCCTAGTTTTAGAATTTTCATTATATAACTTCCTCGTAATAACAAATAGCTAAACCACTAGTCAAAGTGATAGCCGTACATTGAAGAAATAAAGTTGTTCCCGCAGGAATAGTCGTATGAAGACTTGCTGCTGCTGAACCTGTACCTGTTTGAATATTAGATGCAGCTATTGAAGCGATTACACTTTCTGTAACGAAGTGAATTGCATAATAGTCTTTACTTGTCATTGCTGTTGTAGTTATTACATCACATCTATGCTTTCCTAGTTGCTCAGTTAATAATTGTTGTACATTTTCTATTGCCATTTTTTTTTATTTTATTGTCCGTAATATATATAATTAGTTCCACCTGTTGGCTCTTTCCTTTGAGTGTATTGAACTTGTTGCGTTCCGTCTTTTTCTGCTACATACATTTTGCCCTTTGTAACTAATCCCTGAACTACTCCCTTAGTATCTGCTGCAGGACTTAAAACATCATCTTCAGTTACAGGTGCATTACCACTATTAATTGTTACTGTTCCTACCCAACTAACCTCGTAAACTTCATATTTCCAATATCCTGCAGGAAATAGTTTTGTTCTGCCTACATAAACACTAGGGGTAGTTGAATAGTTCATGTCTATTTTAGTATATCTGTCATAAATCTTTTCAGCAACACCATAAGCGTATTGAACAGACTTATCTAAGTCATTAGTAAACTTAACTAAGTGCCTTATCTGAGTAGAAGCTACAGCAGTATTTATACGATTATCCTCAGTTTGTACATATATATTAAAGGAACTTTCTGTTATTGCTTGTATCATAGTTAGTTTGTCTGTTATATAATAGAAATAAGTTGAATTTATTTGTATTCAGTTAGTAATAAAAAGAAAAAGGTGAGCCTAAGCCCACCCTAATCAAGAAATATATAAGAAAACTACTAAGATGTAGCAGGGTTTCCTGCACCAAAGTTGAACGCTGCATTGTCAAATGGGTCTGTAGTGTAATCTGCTACCATTGGGAACGGCTCAGCTTCCATACCATCAAAGGTAAGAGTATATCCGTTTTTATCTCCCCAAGCAGCACCACTATCCATAGTACCTGCGTTTAATTCCATTCCATTAACTCTACCAAGACAAACGATAACATCGTGTCCGTTAGCTAGTTGTTGGTTTAATTGAGCAAAGATAACTACTTTTGTAGCTCCTAGCAATTTAACCTGATTTTGGTCTTCTTTTGTAAGTCTGTTGAATAATACTTGAACTGTTGGAGTGTAGTAGATTGTTCCGTTCTCTCTACTTCCAACGATTGTATCTGTTAAAGAAGCTACACCTAAAGGCATAGCATACCTGTAAAGAATATTAGAACCCATTTCAATATCAGTAACTTCTCCTGAAGCTTCAACAATTCCTGTTCCGTCTATTGGTGCTGTAAATTGGTCGTAAACTCCGAAATAAATAAATTTTACTCCTCCACTGATACGATTACAGTCGAGTCCCCTACCTTTTGTTAGTGCTGTACAAGCCATTTTATTTGTTTTTTTTAGGTTAAGGGAGTGAGTGCCGAAGCACCCACTTCCGTATTATTTATTTAATTATGATTGGTGAACGATATCAGCTCCGATACCTAACTGAACACCTCCTGAGTAACGAGCAACTAATCTCATATTGTCAGAACCGTCCAAAGCAGCCATGTCCATCAAAGAAATTCTAGTAGTATCTGAAAGTAAGTCAGTTCCAAAGAATAAGTTAGACTTCTCAGCCGCTACTAATTGGTCGTTAGCCATTCCATTACAAACAGCGATTTTGTACCCTTCAAAAACAGGTGCATAATCTCCATTCATATTGTAAGCATTCACATATCCTAATGTAGATACTGCTGATACATATAAAGCATAAGTCTTAGGAGACATATATATGTGAAGGTCATCCTTTCTTAATACAGCAGAAATATCAGTTGCCATATCTGCTGTTAAAGTTTGTAAGTTAGCAATAATGTTAGCTGCTGTATAAGCACCTGAAGCTGTTGAACTGTTTACTGTTCCGTCTACTGCAAAGATACCTGTAGTTCCTGTTAAGAAACCTTCAAATTCTCCTGCATTAGCTGCTGCTCCTGACCATACTGAAGCTTCAACTCCATTAGCGATAATTTCGCCCATGTAAGAAATTACATAGTCATCAAAAGATGCAGGTGGTGGTGCTCCTGCTCCTGCTCTCATTTGTAAACTTTCAAAGCTGTCCAAAAGCGTAGCTTTACATAAGTCAAGGTTAATTTGTAGATTTTTTGGAGTAAGTACATTTTCAGTAAGTGCTAAAGTACCTGCGTCAGTAAAGTCGCAAGAAGCGTCTTTTACTAATGATGAACCTGCCATTTTTTGAATGTTAGACTTATACTTGATGTTTTCAATCATAGTTAAGAAGTCTAGTGATGTTGCTTGGTTTAAAGCTGCAGATACGTATATCCCTGCACTTTTTCCCGAAAAGTTGCTTGTTGTTGTAAAAGCCATGTTTTTTGTTTTTTATTTATTAATATTATTTATTTAAATCTTGTAAGAATCTTTCTCTTTTAGATAACTTAGCATATTCTTTTCTTGACATTGGTTTTCTGTCTGAACTGAACTTGTTAGTATCTAATGGTGCTGAAGCAGGTTGTGAAGCCAACTCAGTCTTTAGTTTTTCGTTTTCTTCTTTTAACTTAGTTAATTCATCTTCTGCTGAGAATTCAACTACTTCTGTAGTTTTAATAGACTTAGGAGTTGTTCCTCTTTCTTCAACTTCTTCAACTTCCTCAGCTAATTCTTCAACTTCTTCTTCAGTATCTTTTTCTTCTCCTTTTAAGTTTGCTACTGCGTCCTCTAGGTTTTTAATTCTTTTCTCCATACCTTCCCAATCAGCAACATCTGCTTCTTCAGCTAATTCTTCTTCAGCCATTTCTTCTTCTTCAACTACTTCTTCAGTTTCGCTTTCAATAACCTCAGCAACAATACCTTCTTCTTCAACTCTGAAAGATACTCCTGTGTCAGTCTTGTACTCACCAATTGGTAATAAGATTGTAGTACCATCTTCAGTTAATACTGAAATATCTACTCCTGCTTCTAATTCTTCAGCAGTTGAAACGAAAATAGTTCCATCTTCTGATTTTGCTTGCCACTCTAAAGAGATTGTTTCTTCTTTGTCAAGTCCAAGTGCTACTAAAATTTGCGTCTTTAAATCCATAGTTTAATTTTTAAGTTCTGTTATATAATAGAATATTTATTTATTTGTTTGATTTTTATACTTTAAAGTCTTTTAATTCATTTCTTAGCTTTTTAAAACTATCTAAAGCTCTTTCTATATTTACTACTTCTTTTATGTCTGTAGTTTTTACGCCTAGCTCTTTAGCTTGTTTTTTTACTTTACCTAAAGATGTGTCATTTGACTTTATTAGCTTATCAGCTTTTGCAACTAATTTTATTGCTCTATCTTCTATCTTATTTAAATCACTAAAAACCTTTCTTATTTTATCTGACTCATCTATTATAGATTTTCTACCTTTTTCTAAGTCATCAACTAATCCCAACTCAACCTTCTCAGTCTTTAGTTCAGTTTTGTTTTCTCTTATTAGCTTGTTTAAAGCACTTAGTATTTGTTCTTGTGTTGGTTTCATATTATTTTATATATTAAAGTTTTCTTTTGTTTCTCTAATCCAATCTTTTATAGTTAAATCTCGCTGATATCCTTCTTCAATTTTCTTTAATAATGTTTTGTATTCTGCACTATCATTAGGGTTTATTCCTAATTCTTTTGCATCTTCTTAACAGGAACTACAGGTATCTTTGCAGTAGACGGAACAGTAAACAGTTCAACAGCTTCAGGTGCTTATACAGCAGCTAACATTATTGCTAACTTAC